TTAATAATTTAAATGATAGAGGAGAGATTATTAATCAAGCTGATAATGATGGAAGATCTGATGCTTATGTAGCTCCCACAACTAATGAAGAAACCTTGAATCCAGATCTTGAATTTAAAGAACGTTCATTTACAATGAATGATCTTCCTTCCTTCAAGTTCTATAGAGTGAAGATATTAATGACTTCTACTAATCAAGTTTATGTACCTCGTATGAAGGATCTTCGAGTCCTTGCACTTGCTTGATATGACTTATTTGAAAGTGGAGGGTCATACTGGATTGTACAGAGACCCTAAAACCAATTCTATTGTGAATAAAAATTCTACAGGATATCATGAATACATGACTCAAAAAAAACTGAGAAATAGTGAAAATGATAAAATAGATAACATGAAAGAAGATCTTGATAATTTAAAAAGTGAAATTAATGAAATCAAATCTTTACTTAAGGAGTTAGTAAATGGCCAGTCATAACATAACATTTGATCCTGAGTCAGGAACTCCTTATTCTGCAAATTTAAATATATTTGGAGGAGCAGGATTTGATGATACTTTTACAGTAACACGACCTAATTCTCTTGCATTTGATTTTACAGGATATAGTGGTGCTGCTCAAATGACCAAGAGTGTGGCAGTGGGATCCACTGATTCTATCACTGCTACTTTTACCGTAGGATTCACAAGTGCTGCGGATGGAAAAATAGCACTTACTTTAGCAGATACTACTACTAGAAATATTGTTGAAGGAAGATATGTTTACGATGTTAATATTGTTAGTGCTGGATCAACTTATTATAAATTAGTAAAAGGAGATATTATGGTTCATGCTGGTGTTTCTACCACACCCTAAATAATTCCACAGGAATAGTAAATAGATGGCTCAACCAAATAGTCGATCAGAATTAATTAATTATGCCAAAAGGCAGTTGGGAGCTCCTGTCTTGGAAATAAATGTTGCTGATGAGCAAGTAGAAGATGTATTAGATGATGCTATTCAATATTTTCATGAAAGACATTTTGATGGAGTTTTAAGAACATATTTAAAATATCAAATAACACAGGATGATATTGAGAGGGGGAAGGGGCCTGGAGCAGACGGAGTAACAGGAATAGTAACAACAACTGCGACTGCTACCATTGATGGAGCATCAATGAATTTTGATTGGGAAGAGAATAGTAATTACTTACAAGTCCCACCTGCAGTTATTGGAGTTGATAAGATATTTCATTTTGATGGAAGTAACACTGTTACTAACAATATGTTCAGTGTTAAGTATCAATTATTTTTAAATGATGTTGCATTTAATCTTGGATATAATGGTCTTTTAAGTTATGCGATGACGAGGACTTACTTAGAGGATATTAATTTCTTATTGACAACACAAAAACAAATAAGATTTAATCAGAGAATGGATAGGTTGTATATGGATATTGATTGGTCGAGCCTTACATCAGGAGATTGGATAATTTTAGATTGTTATAGGACTCTTGATCCTAATGATTATTCAAGAGTATATAATGATTCATTCCTTAAAAAATATTTTACGGCTCTTTTAAAGAGACAATGGGGGCAAAATTTAATTAAATTCCAAGGAGTAAAATTACCTGGTGGAGTTGAACTTGATGGTAGAGCAATTTATGAAGATGCAGAAAAAGATTTAGCAATTATCAGAGAAATGATGTCTAATACTTATGAACTTCCACCTCTGGATATGATAGGCTAATGGCATTAAATCCTTTTTTTATTCAAGGAACTTCTGGCGAACAAGGTTTAGTTCAAGATCTTATCAACGAACAGTTGAAAATGTATGGTGTCGAGTGTTATTATCTACCTCGTCAATATGCTACAACTGCTAAGATCATTAGAGAAGTAGTAGAATCAAAATTTAAACAATCATATCCTATTGAAGCATATGTAGAAAATTTTGATGGGTATGGCGATAATACTGTAATGCTTTCTAAGTTTGGTATTCAATCTAATAAAGAATTAACTGTAACCATCTCACAAGAAAGATTTCACAATTATATTACCCCTTTAATTAAAAATTTACCTAATATTAATTTACCAAATGTTGAGTTAGATCATAGACCAAGAGAAGGAGATCTAATTTATTTTCCTTTAGGTGATAGGTTATTTGAAGTTAAGTTTGTAGAACATGAAAAACCATTTTATCAACTTAGAAAGAATTATGTTTATACATTAACTTGTGAACTATTCAGACCAGAAGACGAAGTACTCGATACTGGTATTGAAGAAATCGATGATACATTTGATGTAGACTTTAACTTGATGAGTTTAACGGTCATTGTTTCAGGTTCTGATGCAGCAGCTGCTACTAGAATAGACAATGGTGCAGTTCAAACAATTGAAGTCACTGACAGAGGGGAAAGATATACCTCTAGTCCACGGGTAGCAATTACATCTGCTCCTTCAAGTGGACTGACAGCTGTAGGTATTGCAACTCTTCTTTCAGGAATTACTAACTGTGATGGTACAGATATAGGAGAAAAAGTACAAGGAGTTCAAATTATAAATCCAGGTTATGGTTATGAGTATACTAATGCTCCTGGTATTTTATTCTTTGGGGGTGGAACTGATGGTGTAGGTGCTGCTGCCACCGTAGGAGTTGCTTCTACTGGTTCAGTTGGTATTGTTACTATCTCTACTGGTGGTTCAGGATATTCTACTCCTCCACCTGTTACCTTTGGTACTCCAAAACATGTGGGTGCAGCTGCTACTGCAGTTCTTTATAGTCCAATGTCAGGTACAGGAGTAAGTATTACATCAGCTCCTATCAGTGATGGAGATGCTAAATTTATGTTCCCTGGTGGAACTACTGGTGGTAGATTTTATAAACCAGGATTCCCACCAACAGTTACTTTTGGATTACCAACAGGATCTAATTCTACAGCAACTGCTACGGCTACTCTAGATGATTATGATGTCTCAGGAGGAACAGTATTAGCAGGTTCAGTCATAAATGCTAGTTCTATAGCATTTAGCACCACTGGTAGAGCATATACCACTGCTCCTACCGTTTCTATTACTGCAGCTCCTGCTGGTGGAACATCTGGTGTTGGTATTGTTACTATTCATTCTGTTACTGGTATTGTTACTGCTGTTTCCTTTAATCCTTCCGATGCTTGGGCAGTGGGAACCAGTGCTACAGTTGGTGCTGGATATACGGTTGCACCTACTCTTACATTCTCAGGAGCAACTGCACAAGTAAGAGCAACAGGAACAGCAGTTGTATCTGCTGCTGGAACAGTAACTTCTGTTTCTATTGGAAATAGTGGATTTGGATATCAAGCAGGAAATCCTCCTACCATATCTTTTGCTGAGTCTACTGGAGGGGATGAGGAATTTAGAGCAACTGGTATTAGTACCATGCGATATGATTCGATATTCGCTGAAGGTACACTGGGTATAGGATCTACATTTATTGTTGGTATTGCCACGACTGGTGTATTGATCGGTGATAGAGTTAGGTTAGGTGTAGGATATAGCGATTCTTATAACTTTATTGATGGAGATGCATATGTAACAAGTATAGGTGCAACATCCATCTTTATGTCCGAGGCTGCTACCAATGTTGGTATAGCAACATCAACGTTTGAATTTGGTATTCAGAATTGTGGTATCGTGACTGGTATTAATATTATCTATGGTGGTGGTGGTTATCTCACACCTCCTACGGTTTCTATCTCCAACACTGAGGGTGATAAGAATTATCATTCAGAAGTGGCTGGTGTCACTACGGCTGTTGGTTTGTCATTAATTAATTCTTCAGGAATAGTAACTGCTATCTACTTAACCAATGCTGGTGCTAAGTATATTGAAGTACCATCAATAACTGTAGGTGCTGCAGATACTGGTGGCATAGGTAACTTTATTGATACTGAAACTATAACAGGTTCAGTAAGTGGTGTAACTGCCATCGTCAGAACTTGGAATGCATCTACGGGAGTTCTTGCAATATCCAATTCTACTGGGGACTTTATTGTGGGAGAAACTCTTACGGGTAGTGAAAGTAATGCACAATTTGAATTAAGATTGACGCAAGATGATAATACAATCAATCAATATCCTGAAAACTTAGAGATTGAAACGCAAGCAGATAGTATTTTAGACTTTAGTGAAAAAAATCCATTTGGAACACCCTAAATATAATGTAACAGGTCTAAAAAGATGTTTGAGTATTATTACCACGAGATATTAAGAAGAACGATTATTTCGTTTGGGACACTTTTTAATGGAATAGAAATAAAACATGATGATTCTGCTGGTGATGTTACGAGTGTTATCAAGGTTCCTCTGGCATATGGACCTACTCAAAAGTTTTTAGCTAGATTGCAACAATCACCTGATCTTAATAAACCGACTTCGATTACATTACCTAGAATGTCATTTGAGTTTACTGGATTGCAGTATGATGGATCACGAAAAGTAACAACAACTCAGACATTTAAATCAGAGACCGTAGGAATAGCAACGGCAATTAGAAAAACATATATGCCTGTTCCTTATAATATGTCTTTTGAGTTAGCAGTATTTACGAAGTTGAATGATGATATGCTACAGATTGTTGAACAGATACTACCTTATTTTCAACCAGCATATACCTTAAGTGTTGATCTTGTAAGCACTATTGGAGAGAAAAGAGATATTCCTGTTGTGATTGAAAATATTACAATGGAAGATGATTATGAGGGAGATTTTACAACAAGAAGATCGTTAATTTATACATTTAGATTTACAGCAAAAACATACCTATTTGGCCCTGTTGGATCCAAAGCAAGTGCAGACAAGGATCTTATCAAGAAGGCAACTATTGGATACATTGCTGGTGGATATACCAAGACTCCAAGCAGGGATGTTACTTACTCTGTTGAACCTCGTGCTACTAAGGCTTATGATGATAATGTAGTAACAACATTGAGTTCAAATATCGGTGCAGGAGAAGATATATTTGATGTGGTAAGTGCTGCTGGTATCGCAGAGAATACATATATTATTATTGATGATGAGTCAATATACGTTGATAAGAAGACTGGTAATAAACTCTTTGTCCTGAGAGGTCAAGATCAAACTCTTCCAACTGAGCATGTAGGTGGTGCAGCTGTAAATCTTATTACTGCTACTACCAATTCTCTAATTGAAGTTGGAGATAACTTCGGATTTGATGGAAGTCTAACATAACCATGAAACAATTAGATAATGCCTTCAATATTACTCCAGATGTAGTAGAAGATGAAAAAGTAGGGATTACTCCTGAACAAAAACCTGATAGATTTACTAAAGATGAGATAACAAGAGATTATGAATATACAAGAGGCAATCTATATTCTATCATTGAAAAAGGACAAGAAGCAATTGATGGAATTCTTGAACTTGCTCAAGAGAGTGAAATGCCAAGAGCATATGAGGTAGCAGGACAACTCATCAAGAGTGTTTCTGATGCCACTGATAAGTTGATGGATCTACAGAAAAAACTGAAAGATGTAAATGAGGAACAAGTATCTAAAGGACCAAATACAGTTAATAATGCACTATTTGTAGGGTCTACTGCTGAACTTGCTAAACTTCTAAAAAATGGAGTAAAGGAAGTAGATAAATAAAAAGAAGGGGAGAGAAATCCCAAAGTACCTAAGCTACTCATAACATGTCGGAAGACAATATTGAAAATTTGCCATCTATAGAAGATTTAAATAATAATTCGGAAGAATTGCCATCAGTAGATGAGTTTATATCTGAGGAGAAAGAATTACCCTCGGTACAAGAATTTATTCAAGAAGAGAAAGAAGATATAAAAGAAGAAGTAAAAACTGATAATTGGAAAGATGATTATGCTCCAACTGAATATGAAACTGTTGATGTAATCAAAGCTCCTCAATGGGGTGAATTGGTTCGTATGGTGAATGATGTTAGGGAAAGTATCCCTGATATTCCAGAAATTAAATATTATGATAATGAACTTAAAGAACTTTCGGAGCACTTAGAAGAATTAAAAGAAAGTATTCCAGAAGTCCCAGAAGTAAAGTATTATGATACTGAAGTAGAGGCCATATGTGAACAAATTGATGTAGTAAGAGAGGAGGTTAAAAATCTTCCTGAAGTAAAATATTATGATGAGCAATTAAATACCATTGAAGAGAAGATCAAAAATCTTCCTGAACCAAAATATTATGACGGTGAGATAGAAGCAATATGTGAAGCTATTGATAATGTCAAGGAACAAATTCCTACTTTCCCAAAATGGGTAAATGAGGTAAATGAGGTTCCTGATTTTTCATGGATTGGAAAAACTTTTAGTGTTATTGATGATGATTTTGTTAAGGTAGGAGATCATATAAAGGATATTAAAATTAAATTTGATTCCGATCTTGAGGAGTTAACTGAGAACTTAGATCTTAAAGATTTCGAGAAAAGAGTAGAGATTGAAGAATTAAATAAAGCTAAGGATAAGATATATGAGGAACTGAAAGAAGCAGCAATTAAAATTTGGTCACATCATGATGAGTTCAAAGATGATGATAGAAAATTAAAGAAGAGTGTCTTAAGTAAGTTAAATGAGACTAGACAAAAGATTGAGAAACAAATAAGTGAATTAGATACTAAATCGGATAAAAATCTTAAAGGTTACTTTGAAGGTCTAAAAGAAGAGATTGCTAATCTTCCTGAACCAAAATATTATGATGATAATATTTCAGAGTTAAAGAAGAGTTTATATAGTCTTGATAAAAAGTATACAGATCAAACAACTAATATTACTGAACTGTATAAAATTGTTGAAGAATTAAAAGGACAGCAACAAGATCTTACTGAGATTTATAATAATAGACCAGTAACACCTGATCCTGCAGAGAAACAAGGTGATGATCCTCTTACTCCAACAGATCAGAAGTTTGCAACTCTTCAAGATTTAGCTTCAAACTATAGACTTTTTGTAAACAGAGTTGAACAGCAATTATATACTATCGGTGGCGGTGGTGCAGCCTTCATTCATGATCTTGATGATGTTGACTTTGATCGAACTACAGGAACTAATAAACTTTTAATTTACGATGGTACTCAGTGGGTTGGGATTGCTAGTACGGATTTAGGTGGTGGAGGAAGTGCTGGTGCAGGTAATACTACATGGACTACGACACCAGTTGGAATTCATACATTAGTTTCTGTTGGAGTAGGAACTACAGCAAGAGCTCATTTTCCTTTATATGTTGGAAAGGCAGGAATACAAACTGTAGCATATTTTGATGGAGATATTTCTGTTGGAGGAACTATATTTTATGAGGATGTTCAACACGTAGATTCTATTGGTATATCAACCTTTAGAACTGATGTTCAGATTGGTAATAACTTATCTGTTGTAGGGTTAACCACACTAGGTTCTGGTAATGGAATTGGAACCGTACAAATTGGTACGGGTAATACTGCCCTGTATGTGGACGGTGATGCTCGTGTGGTCGGTATACTCACCATAGGTCGAGCATCTGTAACAATTGATGGTAATACTAATAGAGTTACCATTGGTGATGAAGATGTTGTTATTTCAAATTCTAGTGTAACTATTGGTGATAATGTAACTATTCAGGCTGGTGCTTCTGGTATTAACTCTGCACCTAATGTTTTCTATGTTGCAAAAGATGGTAGTGATTCTAATAATGGAACATCCATTGATAATGCTAAACTAACAATCGCTGGTGCTGTAGGAGTTGCAACATCGGGTTCTACTATTAAAGTTCTTTCTGGAAATTATCAGGAAGCAAACCCCATCGAAGTTGGTGCTAATGTTTCTATTGTAGGTGATGATCAGAGATCAGTTAATGTAAGTGGAAGTTCTGCACACAAGGATATATTCTCAGTAAGGAAAGGAGTTAAATTAGCAAACATGACTTTCACTGGTCATACAGGATCTGCAGCTGCCGTTGGATTCCCTACGAGTGAGATTGCAGAAAATGTGGGAGGTGGTAAATGGAAAGGCCCTTATATTCAAAACTGCACAAGTAATACAACCACAGGGGTAGGAATAAGAATTGATGGTAATCAGGCAAGATTACTCAAGACAATGAACGTAGATGCTTTCACCCAATACAATCAAGGTGGAGTGGGAGTTGCAGTAACTAATCAAGGTTATGCTCAGTTGGTTTCAGTATTCACTATTTGTTGTGATGAAGCAATTACTTGTCATACAGGAGGACAGGCAGACGTTGCTAATAGTAACTGTAGTTTTGGTACATTTGGATTAGTTTCTGATGGTAAGAGTCCTCTTCAATACACAGGATTCGTTACCTCCTCTGCTGCAGCTGCACAAGATAATGTAATCATTAATATTGGAGTTACAACTTCCACGATAAGTGGAGTGGCATATACTCATACTACAGGTGAAGCAACTGTAACTACTAGTGGAGCACATCCTTTCCAAGTAGGAATGGGAGTAAGTCTTGCTGATATTGGATTCTCTTGTGCCTATGGAGCTAAAAATTATCCCGAAAAACAACCTTTTGTTTTTAGAGTGGCATCTCTTCCTTCAGCAACTAGTTTCACTGTAAATTTAGGAATTTCTACATTAGCACATACTTATGTGGGATCAGGTTCTTCTGCAGGAACAGCAAAGATTGATGTGGATAGACCTTATGATGGACAAGTTTGTTACTTTGATGAACTTTATGAATCAGTAGAATCTATTACCGTGACAAATGGAGGTAGTGGTTATACTTCTACCCCTACGGTGACTTTAGATGCTCCTTCTGGACCTAGTGGAGAAACATGCACAGCATTTGCAACTCTTGAAGGAGACTCAATTGCTTCTATTACTATCATTAGTAGTGGTAGTCAGTATACCGAAACTCCTGATGTTACCCTTAGCGGTGGTGGTGGATCTAGTGGAGCTGCAACTGCGGTAATGTCACCAATTTACTATACAATAAATAGTTCAACTCCAGTAACGTCTGGAATTACTACGTTAACTCTTGCAGAAAACTTGATCAATACTGTTGGTGTAGGAAGCACTGTATTCTT